AGCCGTGGTCCCTGCTTCTTGTTGATTAACTCCTGTTTCGTGTTCAAAGTATATTGTTACACCTTCCGTATTACCTTCAACATCAAACGATGCATCATCGCCGGCATTATATTTAGTAGCATGCGGTAAACCGAATACTGCTGAGTCTTGCCAAGTACTTCTTGAAAACAATGAACTTGCATTAGTAAACCATATAGGACGTTTTGCTGTTGAGTCTAAATAACTATAAGTCACTGCTCTATTAACTACATTAGATGTAGACGTTGGATAGAACCAAGTGATTTCTCCAAACAAATTATTAATACCACAGTACACTAATTGATTAGACGTTGTGTTAAGGTCATCATAAACATAATCTTCAACCAAGCAATCCATTGATTCTAGTTTACCAGTAAACCTAAAGAATCCATTGTCTGACATCCAATACGCTGCACCATCAACTTCAACGGCTGCATTCATACCGATCAATCCACAGTTAGTTCCAACTTGCTCGAAGGCAAATGTAAATGGAGTACCAACAAATCTCATAGTAAACATAGCTGTGTCACTCCAAATGTAAATTGCATTTCTACCGAGTGTAGCACCCATGATCCGTGATCCGGCGGCCAGTCTTTGTGTACCAGCACTATTGATGGCTGTAGGTATATAATCTTCTATATTTTCTTGTGATGAAAATCTTATAAACATGTCGTCTTGTGTAGTTTTATCACCAATAGTTGTTTCGGTTCCAAAAAATACTAAGTGTCTATCAGGAGTTGACACTAACATATTTCTTGATGCTGTTGGTGCACCTGGAATAATTACGGCTCTTGTACCTGTTGCATTAGTTGCGTCCGCATCCCATTTAAAACATTCACCATTATGTATTAATGCAATAAGAGTTGTGCCTAAATTGTCCAAGGACCATAGACCTGGATCAGTTACTGAATCGGTGTTAGCTGCTGGTGATCCCCAACCTGTAAAAGATGATGTATTAGTAACAGTAACACCCGTGTTGTGAGCAGCTCTTGTAGTTCCTCTTACTGCTCTTGTTATACCGGTTAGTTTACTAGCTGTAATTCCTGTGTATGAAATTTCTTCTGAGCCTACTTGAATAAAATTCGTACCCGTGCTTGGAAGACCTGTTGTACTACCTAAAGTAATTTCTGTAGCTGAACTATTATTACCATTTGTGTTGTCCCCTAAAGCACCATTTAAAGTAGTAGCAATAGCTCCTAAAATATTACCACCCCATAAAGATATACCCCAACCAAACGCTCCTAACTGTTCCGCTGGTCCTACATGATAGTATTGATAGTATTTAACTCCACCAGATGTTGTTGCACCACTACCTGTTTCATTAGAAGGCATTGTAATAGTAATAGTAGTAGATGAAGGTACACTAGTTACCATAAATTTTTTATCATTAAAATCTGCGGCACTAAAATTAGAATTTGTAATAGCACTAAAGTCACTAAACAATATAATGTCTTGAGCTTGAAAAGTATGGGGTGCGGGAAAAGTTATGGTAACAGTTGGTGATCCGTTAGTCGTGCTAAATGCACTTGTAAGTGCTGTGCCTGCTGGATTAACTAAAGGGTGAATATCATAAAACACACCACCAGAATATATGTATAAAATTTTATTAGTACCAATAGCTGCATATTTTATAGAACCCGTACTAACCAAATGATGTAAACCTCTAGCAGCGCCAGTAAGTTTTGATGCACCTAATTGATTCCAACCACCTATCTTCTCCGGTGTACCATATCTAAAACGTACGTTCTCTCCTTCAACCCATTGACTTTCGGCCCCAGTATCTGTGACTTGTTTATTAAATCCTGGTAGAAATCCTAATTTTTGTAGCATATTATCTATTTATCACTTAAATTTGCAGTGTACAATTTTTTTAAAAAACCTATAATACATGTTTTTATGAATCTTTCCATAGGAACCCCGCTTTTAAAAGCGCACTTTAATAATCATTTAAATATCAAGGATAACCTATTATCTTTAATTGATCAATCAAAAATTAAATTAGACAAAGAAAAATTTAAAGATGTTTTTCACAAATTAGATTGGAACAAAGCCTCTGATTTTAACAGACCATGGGTTAAATACTGTCTTAAAGATATACAAAACCAGCTATTAAAAATGACCTATGACATAGGTTTTAAGTCAATTAAAATAAATGATCTATGGTTTCAACAGTATGGCAAAGAAGGTACTCATGGTTGGCATGTTCATGCCAATAATTTTACTGGAGTCTATTATCTAGAATTTGATAACCATCAATATACTCAACTATTAGATCCTCTTGATTTAGATAAAGCTATTTCATTAAGAGTTATAGAAGGAGACTTTATTATTTTTCCATCTCATGTAATACACAGATCTGGAGTAAATAAAGAAAATAAAAGACGGAGTATTATTTCATTTAATTTTGATGTAAAAGATATTAGAGATGATTTATTAAAAGAAAGGACAATTAAATATGTGTATTAAAAAAGAAGTTACTTTAATAGAAAACGTATTGTCTAACGAAGAAAATTTAGCTTTGTTAAATAAACTTTGTTATCACCAATGGTATCTAACTAAATGTAGAGATTATAGTAATGTAATGTCACCGTTATTTTCTGGAAAAAGCGGTGGTTTTAGTGTTGCAACAATGGAAGATGGCAAACCTTTTGATTCACCATTAAACAAGGAAGCCTACAAAATAACAAAAAAAATATGTGAAAAATTAAACATAGATAACTATAAAATAAAAAGGTTTTTATGGAACATGTATTTTCCAAAAGACCATACTGACTTTCATAAAGATGAATACACAGAAGACTACTTAAGTATTTTATATAACCCACACACAACCGATGGCGGAACTTTTGTTAACAACATATTTTATCAAGATAAAATGGGACAGGCAAAAATTTATAAAAGTATGATTGAGCATAAAGGTAACCCTCCTTATCAAGATGCTGTGCGTTTTAATTTAAATGTTTTACTAAAGATTTAAAGTAAAATAAATATATTTTCTTTTTTGATCAGAGTTATTTTTTTCCATAGTAAAATCTATACTATATGGAATTGACACAATAGTATTTTCCCTAGCTATAAAATTAAATTTGTTAATGAAGTCAGTGTGGGTGGCCAATATTTCAGCTTCTTTTTCAAAATAAATTAATCCGCAATCTTCAGCCACGTCTAACATGTATAACCCTTGAAATAAAACATTTTCTTTAACAATTTTTAAGTTTGTTTCATTTTTTAAATCTTCAACATATTGAATATTATCTATAGAAACTATGTCAGAGCTTATGTTATAATTTTTTGTTAGGTTATCTACAAATTTTTTAATAATTTTTTTAAATTTAATTTTGTCTACAGTTTTTGTTTTGTTAACTTGTTCTTTAAACTCTATGTCTTTTTGATCTGTAAAAAACAAAGAGTTGGTAAATATATTTATTTGATTCATAATATTAAATTAAAAGATATTGATATTCTTTTATCATCAGAATTATTTTTTTCAACTTCGTGCATTAAATAAGATGGAAACATAAGTAATAGATCCTCTTTGGGATTTACTTCTCTGCATACATTAAAATTAGGGTTGTTACAAGCTGATTCTAATTCTGGATGCATTCTAAGAAATATGTTGGGATTAGTAAAAACTATTTGACCAGAATTTTTTGGTACTTTTAAATAATACACACCAGAAAAATAAGTCTTGGGATGAATGTGAGATAAGTTATAGTTGTTTTTATAATTTATATTGCACCAAAAATTATCTAGTTTTAATTCTCTGTTAAAATTTAACAAAGATTTATATTTTTTAATCTCATCTGAGATTAAATTTAAAAATAATTCCCTGCATTTTAATTCTTTTTGAAACCCTCCAATATTAGTTTTATTGTCTGAGTTTTTATTTTTTTCAATGTTTAATATTATTGTTAATAATTCCTTTTTAATTTTAATATTAGATACTTCTGAATGATAAAGACAATCACAAAAAAGAGTTTCTAAAAAACTCATTTAACATCCCCCCACATTCTTCTTTGATCCATATAAAAATGTTTATTAGGTCCATTTAAATTTACGTAATGTAAAAATGTTTGAGCATGCCAATCTCCTTCAAATGGTTTTCTCCAATGTTCAAAATCACAACCCCTATAAAGGACAGCATCTCCAGGAACAGTTTTGTATTTTTTATTTCCAACAAATATTTCCCAAGGAGTCTCATCTGAATTTATATGTACTGAAACACTTATTTCACAAGAAGGTCTGTCCTTGTGTTTAGGTAAGTCAGACTTATAGGTGTACACTCTGAAGTATGAATACGTCGGTAACAGTTTTAACTTACTGTGTTTTTCAACTAAAGTTCGTTTGTTTAACATCAAGGATTCCATTAAAGGATCTGCATAAAAACTAGAATCACCATTACTGTTTTGATTATCAAATCTTGTTTTATTCTGTCTATGTAATATTCTACAATAGTCAGTTAAAATATTTATCTCTTCTTTAGTTAAAAAATTTTTAATTAATTTGTGTTTCATTTTTAAATTTATTTATGAAGTATGTAGGCATAATATCAAATGATACCGATACCCTATCTTCTCCTGATTTATTTTTATGGACTCTATGATACATATTACTTGGAAACAATAACAACAAACCTGGTTTAGGTTTTACCCAATAGCGTTCTACATTATATAAAGTATTATCATTTCTTGGATAAATTAAAATATCTCTATGGTTAAAATTTTCAAATTCTATGTCACCACTATTCTCGTTTGCTTTTATATAAATGACACCACTTAAAAAAGAATTATTATGCCTATGAATTTCACAGCTACTATCAAAAGGAGAAGAAGCAACCCAAGATTTAATTATAACAAAATTAGTGTCATACTTTAAATAAGAATCATTAAATAATTTAATTGAATCTATTATTACTTTTTTTAAATTTTTATATTGATCTTTTTGCAATATATTTTCTAAACCCGTATGAAATTTATTTTTAATAGGGTCTTCACTTAATTTATTTATTTCACTATGGCTTATTTTTTCTTTTTTAAGTTCTGTTTCTATAAAATTTAATTCATCATTATCTAGTTTAGTTTCTGTAGTAAATAAAGGTTGTGAAAATAAAGGTAGTACGTTGTGTTTCATTAAACTATCCATCCTACAACAGTTATTCTTTCTCCTTCTGTGACAGGTTTTACACAATGAGCAAACATAAAATTACTTGGAAATAAAAGTAAATCACCTACACCACATTCAACTGAAAATTCTTTTTCATTAGGTAGTTTAAAAACTATTTCCCCACCTTTATAACTATCATTACATAATAATATAGAGCTCATAGTTCGTGGTGTTTTAAAACTATGATCAGTATGCCAAGTATAAAAATTATCTTTATTGTATTTTAAAACATTCATTTCAAAATTATTGTGATAATGCATATATTCTGAGTTAGTATCCTTTTTATATTTTTCTATGTGTTGTATAAAACAATTATTAAAATAATTATACCAATGGACATTAGTTAAACTTACGTTGTCATCACTTAACCACAGTGTTTTAACATCTCGTATTTTAGTATCAACCACAGTTCCATCAGATGTTTCGATAGGAGCGTCTTCAAACTCTTTAGTTTTTCTAGTGTACAATAAAAATTTTGAGATTATTTTTTTATCTACTGCATTATATACTCTAACAAAATTATCTACTTCCATGATTTTTTATGCCAATTTAAATTTTTGTATCTATGTAAAAATTTTAATGAAAAACCAAATCCTTCTTTAACAATATCTTTAGTTTTTTTTGATTTTATTTTCATTTTCCAATTTTCTCTTTTAAAAGGAATAACCTGTACATATGGTGTTCCTTTTTTAATTGTAGTTTCTAAAGTTTTATATTTATCCCCATTAATTATAAAAGGAAAATTAACTTCTCTTTCATAAGAATCCGTGTCTACAATTGCAGGAATTATACTAAACCTGTCATCAGAATTATTTAATGGAGGAACAAACAAACAAGAATATCCTGCGGGTGTTTTTATTTTCCAAGGATTCAAGAACTTTAAAACACCTTGATTATTATTTTTTTCTAAATGAGGACTGCCTTTGACTTGATTTATACCGTGGTGTTCTGATTGTTGTTTATTTAAATTAACAAAATGAAGGTCTAACGTACTTGTTTCCTCGCTCATGGGACAAGCAAAAGTTGTATCTTTATTACCTTCTTCATCAGTAAAATTATGATTTATATAAAAATCTTGTGGGGTTTTTAAAATATAGCCCGCTGACATAGAATCTAAAAAAGGCATACAACCTTTTACAGTTTTGTTTTGCCAATCATGGTTTAACTTTTTAAACCATTCAGGTAAATTATTTTTTGCAGGTATAGGATACTCATCTTTTAAATTTACATATATTTCATGAGCACTAAATTGAATTATATTTTCAAACATTTTTATCTGTCTCCACAAAAAAAATTTGCACTGTTCGCGAGTCTTTGTTCCAATCTATACCGGCAGAATGAAACAAATGGGATTTAAATAATATACATCTATTTGGTTTAGATCCTACAATAACATCTGGTTTTATTTGATCAGCATAAGAATATAGTCTAGTTCCATCTTCAATGCTAAAACTGTCAAAATACACAACTCCTGCCCAATCGTAGTTATTAGAATCTTGGTGAACTAACGATTCATTTCTATCTTTGTAGGGTGATTTTAATAATTCAGAAGTTAATACTTTTCTAAACAAAGATTGTATTTTACTTATTTTAAATTTTGTGTTTTCTAAAATTGCATTTTCTGTAATTTTATATTCTAATTCATTTTTTTCAAAACAATTAGATTCCCAAGTAGGGTATGCGTCTAGCCTTGATGGATAATAAATATTTTGAGGAACTTGTAAACCTTTCATGTTACATGTTCTTTGAAAATTAGACATTAAACCAAAGTTTTCTTTGGAATAAAAATCCTCTACAACAATAAAATTTTGCATAAATCTTTCATAAACCTTTCATACATTTTGAAAGTATTATATCAAAAATTAAGCTAATTGCAAGTAGTCGTAATAAACGTTAGAGCTAATTGATTTTACGTGTTCTGCAAAAGACACGGAAGGATTAATAGTTAAAGAATCTATATCAATACCATTAACTATATCCATAAAAGAAGAAACAGTATTTTTAAAATTACCTTCTTTTAATGCATCGAAAGAAGTTATTATTCTTTCTTTTGCAATTACATAACTTTCTTTGTTATGAACAGGTGAAATATCAATAACTCCTAGAACTCCGTCAGTTACTTTAAAAGCAGCTTTTTCGTTGTGAATTTTTATTAAATCAGCGTCTGGTAAATCAACAATAGTGTATTGCGATTGATTAATTCTAGTAGCACCATCAAGATCTGCTTGAGTAAAGAATGCTTTGTACACTCCACCATCTTCTACGCTTGTCATTACTATTTTAGCCATAATTAAGACCCTATATTTTCGTAGACGTATAAAAACCCAAAACCACCATCCATACCACCTTCAGAACCAATATTAGCAACTGGTCCTCCTTGTGACAAAGAAATATTTCCATTTACTGAATTAAAATTATTAGGAGAGTTTGATGATGAACTGTGTCCCATTTGTTTTCTTAAACTTTGATTCATGATANTTCCTTTAGAAGAANNACCTACATTTGTTAAATCTTTTGTAGAACCATTAACAGTTCCTTGTGCTCCAGCACTACCTCCTGGTCCACCACCACCGGCACCGCCATTTGCAGCTACAGTTACAGGGCTTCCAAAATTAGTTGCTCCTCCAGCATTTCCACTACTACCTTGTCCTTGTTGGCCATTTCCTCTAGTTCCAACTGCGAAGCTTTTGTGTATGGTTGTGATATGGGTGTTGCATAAACTCCAAATCCTCCAGCACCTCCATTAACACTTCCCGGACTTCTTCCGCCACCTCCGCCGCCGCCAGCTACATAAGCAACTATAAAATTAGCACCGGGTGATGCTGTATAATTTCCTGAAGAAGGTCCAACACTACCAAAAGTCCCAACTAAATTTCCTGCTGCTCCTCCTGATCCAGATGCAGCACTGATAACTCTTCCTGAGCCATCTACTGTTATGTCTGCGGTTGTATAAGTACCTTTTGCTGATTTTATTATTTTTGTCATAAATAATTACCTCCCTACGCGTCGTTTAATATTTCAAAGTTGACAGTGATAGTCAAGTCGCCATTAGCACTTGCGCCAGCTTCTAAGTTATCACCTTCTTCAAGATATAAAGCTGTGTTTTTATCTACTACAACAAGTGTAGCATCTGCTGGTACAGAAATTGTGCTTGCAATTGCTATCGGTGATCCACCGGATTTAGTTATAAAAACTGAAGCATCTGCTGCCGATGATCCGTCAATGTTTGCCACTATAATACTATTAATTTTTACAAGTGTATCTGAAGCAGCCGCTAAAATCTCTGTAGTTAGAGTAGTGTCTAATGTTGCTTGTACCGATTCACCTGTGATCGATGTTACATTTACTAGATTTGGGTTTGCCATAATTTATTTTCTCCTGTTAATCTTTTATCCGAAAACTAATGCCATTGCAATAGCTTTCCCTACTGTTGATGCTGTATTACCATTAATTTGAACTTGACCTGTTCCTTTTGGAACTAAATTAAGACTTACGTTAGTTTCTCCAGAAGCTGTAATACTAGGTGCATTACCTGAAGCAGCGTTAGCTAATGTAAGTTCGTTAACCGCTGAACCTGTAGCTGTTAAAAGTAATAATTCATTTCCATTTGTATCTAAAATTGAAGTACCAATTTTAGGTGCTGTTAAAGTTTTGTTTGTTAAAGTTTGTGTTCCTGTGAGAGTTACATCACCAGTGCCACCTAGTACAGCTTCAAAAACTCCAGTGTTTGTTGCAACACCATCAAGATAAATAAGTTTATATCCTTTATTGTCTGTTGCAAAAGTAACTGTTGCACCTGAACCAGATACTGCTTTTAACTGTAATGTTTCTGCACCCGTGGTACCATTTTTAATAATGTAAAAAGTTTCTGTAAGAAGAGGAAATGTTAA